GTAGAACGTGAGATTTTTGTTTTGTTAGATAGGATAGCAAAAGAACTATCAAGGCGTAGAGTAGCCTCAGATGAGAAAGCAGAATTTATGAGGAGGTTACCCTAAATGGCTAAAGAAGACGCAATAGAAGAAGGAGAGATTATGGATATAGTAACCGAAATTGTTATGTTTATTGATAAACAATATGAAAGTATAGGAGTAAAAGATAGTTTATGGATTTACGATGAAGAGGATATTAAAAGAGAAGATATGATATATCCAACAGATTTATGTGAGGAAATAAGAAGCTATTTAATAGATAAATTAACAGGATTAAAGGGAGAAGAATAATGAATAAGTTAAAAATAACTACTGACTATCTTAACGAGCTAAAATTATCATTACAGGATGAGTATGATAATTCTTCTGTTTCACCCGAAGACAGATATGAACTAAAAACAATTGAAGAAATTGATGGAGTGTTAGAAGAGTTAAGAAGAGTAAAAGAGCAAGGAGAAGAATAATGGTTAAAGAAAAAGAATATAAAGATGTATATTTTACAGTACCCGCTTACAGAACATTTAAAATAAAAGCTGAAGATGTTGAGAAAATAGCTAAAGAAAAAGGAATTGATTCTTATGAAATATTTCAAAGATATTGGACAGAAGTATATGTACATGAAGATGAATATAGTGATGGAGAATATATACCTAAAGAAGAATTGGATTTATATGAAAAGATAGTTGTTAAAGGCAAATGGGAATATGGTGCTGAAAATGTATCTTATGAAAATCAGAGAGAATTTGTTAAAGACGAAGTATTTAATTGGTAAGGAGAAGAAAATGGCTAAAAAATTAATTGAAGGTAAGACCCGAAAGAGTAAAACTAAAAAAATGTCGCATACAGGAGGCAATAGTAGACCTTTGAATTTAATGTATAATGATGTGGCCCGAACGTGGCATAAAATACCCGAATAAGAAGTTGCAATAGAACCCGAACAGTATAAAAAGAGGTTAAATTTTAATCTCTTTTTTTATTGGAAATCCCGAATGTCTTACTTCTTAAATGCTTCAGTCTTTATCGTCTGGATTGAGTGCCTGACCCGAATCGTCTAACTCATCACCCGAACCCGACTCAGTAATATCTTCAAATGCCTCTGGTGGTAACACGACAGTATTTTTAGAAGCCTCTTCTGAGAGCCTGGATAATTCAGCCCGAATCTCATCTTCACTCATGGCATCAATACTTCCCGTCCTTACTTCAGATTTGGATACAAGTAATCCCGCAGCCTTGAGCCTCAGCTCCTCGGCCTTGAGAGCCGCGGTCCAGGATCCATCCTCCATGGCCCGATCTCGAATGTATTTTAAATCCCGAAAGCTTCTATCTAGAGTTACTTTATATCTATGTGATATCTCTTTACGTCTATCTTCAATACATGCCACCACATGAGGTTTACGCATGAGCTGATGGCCCGACAAAGATGGATACTTGTACCCGGCAAGCCGGGCCGACTCTGTCTGCGACAGGTCGTCCGTCCCACAGAATAAATCTACGAACTTCTTCTGCATCTCATTCAGCTTACTCTGAGCTGATTCCGGATCCGTAATAAGTAAATCTAAATTAGCTTTATTTGTTTTTGCAGTCATGTCTTCTCCCTTTTATTTACTTTATAGATAGAGGGCGTTCATACGCCCCTCTGTATATATAATATACATGAACCATGAACGAACTCCAAAAAAAATATTATCTTTGTTTTTCAATAGCTTAATCCACGTAAACCGTTCATAAACATCTTCCATGAACCATGAACGAAATAATATTGTTTTACCTTATATTTCAATAACTTAAAAGGACGTTTCGTTCATAGCGACCCTTCGTTCATACATATGAATCATGTTTCATGAACCATTTTCTCTCAAAACTAAACACTTCCATTTTATTTATTTACTTGACCTAAACTAAATAGTCTATTAATTTAAACTTAATGGTTTACATATAGGAGTACTATGCAAGCATTAAATGTTAAATACGATTCGAGAGAATCTGTTTTACCGATGGAGTTTATATTAGAAAAACATCCAAGTCAAAATGGTTATGATCATTATGTAACTATGCGACAAGGATTTCCAACTCCAGCTTGGTGGCCAATGAAGACCTGTCATATTACACAAAACACACGCCCAGAGAAGATTAAGATTAATTGGGAAAAAGATAGTGTAATGGGACAGTCAGACTTTATTCATTGGATAAACACATCACTAGCACATGACAAACCTTTTGGTTGTGCTGAGGATGATACAGATAGTCTAGAGCGTAGTCCTTTAACATCTCGATCAATGGCCTGGGTTGCACACTTACCTTCCGTAGTTAATGGAAGTTATGGTCATTATTATGAGACGTTAATAGACGAATAGAAGAAAATAAGAGTAGGTGTAAAAGAGAGTACAAGACACCTGTCTGTCTAAATAAGGGAGAATACAATGGACGAACAAACTAAGTTTATGATGGTACTGTGGTTGGTACTCATCGTATTTATATCAATAGAGTTAATAATAATACTAACAATATAGGGAGACATACTATGCCATCACGATCGGTAAAACTAAAAGAAGGTTACATAGAAGACCTTATGAATAACTATGACGACTGTACTGAATTACATCAGTTAGCAGAAAGAATAAAAATGAGCGTTAATACATTAAAAAGAATGAATCAGGGTATTCCAATTGCTGTAAATTCTACTAAGAAAATTGCAGACTACTTTGGTATCCAGGAGCGTTATATAGAAAATTCTATACTTACAGAAGAAGAAGCCAAAGAATTTTTAAGAAAAAAATGTAAGAAATACGATATACCACAGATCATGACACAAGCGCATGTAGAGATGTGGGATGACGAAGGTGTTATTATTAATAGAGAAATGGGAGGAATATAATGAATAAAAGCAAAGTAAATACAATTTCCGCTAAGTGGAAAAAGAATTTTAAACTTAGAGACAATGTTGAATATGATAATAGTTTAAAGGATTTAAAAATGTTTAAAGAAGGTAAACATTTAGATTATTCTCATTTACCTAAAGATCAACGTTTTGCTGTGCAAAGGTTAGTAGAAGTTTTAGAAGAAAATAAAAACTTACTCATTGACCCAGAACAAACAGTATATGATTTTGCCATACAGCTAAAAAGATCATGTATTAAAAACGCGAGGTCATTCAAATGATATGGTTAAACACTTTAGTGCTATTAGTTAGCGTAAGCCACGTGCCGGCTGCGCCGACCCCGTTGCCAGAGCCATGCCCTTCCTACATGTTAGGAACAGGTTATGACATAGATGGTAATCTTAAAATTATAAAAGTAGAGGAGATGTGGTGTGCTGGAAGAGATACTGAAACAAGCGAGTGAGATAGATCCTGGGGCTACCCTAGAAGCGGCTCATCACAGTTTTCAATGGTTTATTATTAAGTTTACGTTCTGGTTTTTTGCCATACTGATAAGCCTTATTGTTTTCTTGGAATATAAAGAAAGGAAAAAGAATGCGTCCCAAGACACTTGAGTTAAAAGATAATGAGGTCCTTGTAACGATTACTAAAGACTATCTTTTAGTAACCGTCGAGGGCCAATCATATCGACGCCCCATTAATTTACATCAACTCCTGGGGTTAAACGTTGCAACCGCTAAAGCTTTATCTGAAAAAATAAGGCAGAACGACTAGCAATAAAAAAATTTAAAGTCAATATAGTTTTTACATAAAAAGAAGGACAAATTATGAAGGTATTAAGTAAAATACACGCAGAATTAGAGAATATGGGTTACGTTGAGGACATCGTTGAGGAAGGTTTTCAATGGACAAAGGAGGTAAATGACGTAAGGGTAATAATAAACGCAGCGAGCAAAGGAATGGTTAAACAATATTTTCATGCCATTCCTGTTACCCTTCGTCTCTACGACGCAAACGGCCAGGTTGAATTTAGTTTTGATAATTTAGATACAGCCCTCAAGATCGCCACAGCCGTCTTTCGATCCTTCGAAGCATTCAATAGCCCATCTATCTCTTAGGAGGTTAATATGAGGAAGGCTCTTTTCGAGTAACACCCATTACCGTGCAATAAGGCTAAACATTATAACGGCTCTTGTTACGCTGTTGTTTTATTTGTCTTTAGACCATGATGTGAGTCTTCTTAGTAAAGACTATTCTTTGTGTTGTGGCACCAGGAGGAAGCGTTCTATTGAATTAACAAAGGAGGAAGAATATGGATTGGAGTTTTATTAAATTTTATATGATGACAATGGGATTATCAGTAGGGATATTATTTTTAATTAGTTTAACCACTACATATTGACGAACATAGCAATCCATACTACATATAGTAGTTAGTGGACGAAGGACTCTTAAATATACTTATTTGTCTCCCAATTTTTAAGTATTGACCTAACCCACGATTGCAGCCACATCGACCCCTACGAACTCTCTGTAGGGGTCACTTTTTTTAAACATTCTTCCCACGTTTTTTCAAATACACTTTCTCCCTTAAAATAATTAAGACGGAAGTGCTTGGTTTTTGACATACCTTTCTCCGGTATAACATCAAACACAGCCCTTCTGATATCTGAGGCCACAAAGCATACAATGTCTGCACTGTCGCGCCCCAGGCCGCGCTTCGCGCTTCCTGTCGACGTGCTAAACGTGTAGCGTTTGGTATTTTTATTATGAACAGAGGGGAATGCGCTTTTAACCTGGATCCTTAATGCTCTATTATTAATGTTAACAATAAGATCACAACCAGGCGCGTCTACAAGCGAAGTTGGATACCCTAAAGATTCTAACTCTAAGGCTACAAATAATTCACCGACGCGACCAAGTTGTTTTTGGTTCGTTATTTTTTTATCTAACGTCACGCATAAAAATTAACAGCGTTTGATGTGTAAGTCTAGTAAGTTACTATTGTACGTCGTCTGAAAAATCATGAGGTTTTTGTCTTGCCCCACGAAAATCTTTTCTCAAACCTTCCATTCTCTTTGCTAATTCAGGCACCGTCAAGTTATATTCACCTTTTTTAGGTTCTGCAAATTGATCCCAGGTGTCAAAAATTTTATCTAAAAATTCTTCAAATTCAAGATTTGTCATTATTTTCTCCTTTAATAGTTATATCCATTGGTAATTCAAATTGTCCATCTGGCTCGTGCGTAATACCTTCAGGACCTGTTGTTACAATAATAGGAGTTTGTTCTCCTATCCACGCACCTAATACATTAAATGATATATACTCCATTGCCTCTTCTTCATCGACATCATTAACATCCATAAAGATCTTAATCATTTTATCAAGACTGTAGACAATAATATCATCTTGTCCGCATCGTTCACCGATGCCTATTATAGCTTCATTAAAGCCATCCCATTTTAACATTTTCACCTCAGTTCATTGTTTCGTTTTTAAATTTTATATCTTTAATTCTTGCTTCTATTCTTGGGCTATCATCTTGTGTTATAAATCTTTGACATACTTCATCTATCTCTTTTAAAAAATAATATATGTTTAGGTTCTTTGGATTAAAATCTGTGGACACAGTAGCCCAGTCTATATCTTTTTCATTTAAGTCTATATCTAAAATTACGTTGTATTTTATTTTCATTTTATGCTCCTGGCTCAAACTCTCCATCACCGGAGGCAAATGGTCCATCGGGAACATCTAACCACACGCGTGATTTTAATCCTGGAGCCGAAGCTTTTACTATCTTCTTTTGATCTATTAAATTTTGAACCATTCTCTCCAGATGGTTAATACCTTTCTCTTGTAGTACGTCGCTTAGACGCTCTTTGTGATGGCCTATGCCATTTGCTTTACCTGTTTGGGTGAAAGGTTTACCCTCCAGGGCAGCATTCTTAATACAAAACATAAGGTCATCAAGTTCAAAATCTGTTCCACGTTTAGATAGAAGTACGTCATCTGTTCGTCCTTCCAATAATCCATTGTGAGAATTACGCACAAAGGTTCGTATCTCTCTATTGGCGGGTCCATTACTTTTTACAACAGCACCATTAACAATACGATTACGTCTATATTCAATGTCTAATGTTTTACATAAATGTTTCATTTCGCCTTCTGGTGGAACCCAGAGAGCCATAGCAAATCTTAATCCATCAACAATAGCAGATGTACCTCTAATTAAATTACGTGCATGTTCCGGAGTTACAACAGGATTCTTTATGTCTATCTTTGTCATGTGATGTACAAGAAGCCACGTAGCGTTGGTTTCCGTCGCTAAGGCTGCAAAGTAGCCCGTCACAAACGCACCCGCCGCGGGGTCGCTGTTTATATCCGCATAAACAAAGCTCGCGAGTGGATCTATTACTACAAGTGCAAGGTCTTTTATTTTTTTTATCTGCGAGCAAATCTCTTCCCATTGTTCTGTTATTGCCGGTCCATCTCTGGTAGTGGTAACAATTGGCTTAACACCGCCATAGTTTGGAAAAGGCAAGACTTTCAAATCATGTTCTGACTTAGTAAATCTTTTACCTTGATGATCTATTAAGTCAATACGTCTATGTATTTCGTCAGCTTCGTCCTCTGCTGTTAAAATAACGCAGGAACCATTCTGTAGTAATGTAGAGTCAAAAGCTCTATCGTATCCTTGCTCACCATAAGCTAATTTTAATCCCAGGTCGAGTGTCAACATTCCTTTTCCGGTGTCGCCAGAAGCAGCAATGATTCCGGCAACACCACGGGGCAATGTTTCATCCAGAAGGTATTCGTATTGTGGTGCCTGACCTTTTTTATAACGGGAAACTGATAGACTATCATCTAAAAGATTGATAATCTTAACATCAGAATCTCTCTTATAAAGGTAAGACTCAATATCGAACCCTTCAGCTAGAGCATCAGCAGAATCCCATCCCTTTGGTTTTCCATTTACAGGTTGTAGTACGCGAACACTTTTGCAAATGGTTACCAGGTGAGACGCTGCCGCTGTTCCATACTTCAAACCAGACTCATCATTGTCTGGCCATATGATAACACTGCGCCCTTCTAAGGGTGACCAATCGGTCTTGGAGACGGGGGCATTTGATCCAGCCATGGCTGTAGTAGCCGTAATACCAACTTCCCTCAGAGAGTCCACACATTTTTCTCCTTCTACTAACAAGATGTTAGTATCGAGATCACATTTATCAATGTTATCTTGATTATAGAGGGGTCTAACTTGTGGAAATTTTTTCTCTCCAGACGGAAGCACAGGATAAAATGTCTTGTCTCCTCCCTTAAACTCTTTACGAACAACGGTACATAAAACCTCATTGTTCCTATCTTTGTATATATATTGAATTGTATTAAGCACCTCGCGCGCCGCCTTCGCGACGCTTGGCGTATTTATCGGAGTGTTTTTTAATGGTACTCGGATGCTCATGAAGTCTGATATTTCTTCTACAGCTTCACCAAAAGAACAACCATGCTGATGTTGCCACAGATCAATAAAATCTCCAAACATTCTGGACCCATTAAACTCACCGCCCAGACCAGGGTTTTCCCGGTTAAGACTAAAAGAACATGAATCACCAAAAGATCCATCTAAGTCACCACATACAAATTCAGAACCTCTTACGCGTCCCTGGGGTAATAAGTGTTGAAGTATATGAGATAGTCTTGGAAAACACTCGTCCTTAAATCTAGAAAGATCAAAGTCTTTTTTCTCTTTGACAAGATTTACAGTGTTAAAGTTAACGGTCATGTTCTGTCTCCCAACAGTGGCTTTGAAAATCACAGAACCTACATAAATAATGATCAGGTTGTTGTGCTATTCTTGGCAACCTTTCTTTTGCCTCTACAGCTTTAATGACTAATACTGCTTTGTCAATACACCTTTGCGCTAACTCAGAATCAAAAGGCACTAACTCATGATAAAGTTCTTGTGTGTTTTTATTAACAACAGAAAAAACAGCCGGGTGTTCTGTTAAGTTCATATAATATTGATACACAGCTATTTGCGAGCTGTATGTTACATTGTGTTGTGCGACGCCCTTTGATTTAAAAGCTTTAAAATTTCTATCGTTAGCACTTTTACATTCCCACAGTGCAGGATAGCCCATATCTACCTGACCATGCATTATAATGCCATCAACATGTCCTTTAATATTTCCGTTGGCGGACTCGAAGGCAAACTGTTGACCTCTTTTATCTCTAGTTTTAATGCCAAAGCCGCCATTTTTTAGCCACAATATTAGCATGTCTTCATAAGTGTGACCGGCTTGAAATATTCGCAACGTATCTCCAGTAAGAGGTTTTTGTTTATCTCTTGGTGTAGCCTCTAGATGATACTGTAATTTCCTTACACATGGAGTTCCTATATTAGATCCTCCAATGTAACCTCTTACAGGTTGTTTTCTTTCTTTTGCCTCTAAAGCATCGTTTATGTATCTATTAAATCTTTCTGATACATCCCCGTTGTTTGGCACTGGATTAAAATTCCACATTGTTTTCCCCTAAAAAGGTATATTGTCATCAAACTCAACTTCTCCTTTCTTCATTTTAGGAGGTTCTTTTTCCGGAGCTTCATATTTATCGGAGAACCATTGGTCTAGTTTTGGTTTATTAAATTGCGCAAAGGCTTGGCCTTCGTGAGATCTAAAAATCCTATAAAAATTATATATAACGCTGTACAATTCATCCTTACTTAAATCTTTAAAACTTTTAGACCATCCTAAAGTATCTAAAAGTGTTATTACTTCTTTCATAGATTTATCTAATGTGAGAGGTACGTGGCCCATATCTGTTGGCGCCCCTTCAGGGCTTCTATCTTTCCAGTCGTGCATGTTTATTTTATCCTTCTGTAAACATAAGGCACTACAGAACCACACCATTGTTTTTTTATATGTATCAGTTCTACCATAAGGGTGAAAACCAATACCTAAACATGTGTGACAACTCCTATAACCCTTACTTGTTGTGTTAATTTTTTTTAAGGAAGCCACCAAGTTATTGTGATGACTTCCTTTTTTAAAAAAATCAGACTGCGACATCTTCAGCTTGTCGTCTCAATATTTGTCCTACATATTGAGGAGAAACTTCAAGCTCTTTTGCTATATGCGCATTTTTTAGTCCATCCTGTTTTAATAAAATAATTCTTTCAGGAAGGTCGCTATGCTTCTTACGACCTCTGGCATCACTAAACAACCTAGAGTTAGACTCTAGATCATTTAGTAAAGTATCGTGGACCTCAATAAGTTGACTAATAGCCTTGCTCATTTTCGTAAGATCATTTTTTCTCATAGTAACCTCTAATTATTGATTCAACCAATCAGGGCGATCGGAAGTAACGGGTTGAGCCGCTGGCGCGGCCGGTGCTGGCGCAACAGGCGCTGGTTCAGCAACCTTATCCGTATCAGGTGAAAAAGCAGGCGATGCTATAGGTGTAGCCGGAGCTACAGGTGCCGCAGGTGCATTAGGAGTTAATCCAAACATAGATGCGTGTTTGTAATATTCCTCACCATTTTTAGCAGTTAAAGCATAACTTAATTTATTAGAAGAATCCCAAAACTCAGGAGGATTAGTGCCTTCTTTTTGATTACCCTTTTGTATTTTTATGGCACCTACAAATTGTATACCATCTAAAAAACCCCAATCTTTATGTGCTGACATATCACGTTTAGCCACAGCTTCTGGAGAATCGTCATTTGGATTAATACCAAGTGCTGATTCAATTATAGAACGAAGCGCCTTCATCGTAATATTTTTTGCTGGATTGTCAGGATTAGGAGTAAACACAGTAAAATTGTCAAAGAATCTTCTACCCTTATGTTCACCATTTAACAATTCAAAGTTCAATACTAAATACTGAGTCTTACCATCTCTTTTTGATAAATTAAGATAAGGCACACCAGGTACAATTCTCTCAGGTTTATCGCCATCAGACGGATCAATAAGATGTATTTTCATAGCACCCATTGTTTTGTCTGGAATTAAGTCTGGTGCTTTCTTTTCGTTAAAATTATCTTGGTCTGCGTTGTTAAAATTCATAACCATTATTTGTCTCCTTTGATTTTTTTCTGTGTTATTTTATTTAATAAATTACCTAAGTGTGGTTCTTCGACTTGACTAAGAAGACCAGACCTATCCTTACATGGATAATCCCAAGGGTTATCTGTATGGCACACAAACATTCTTTGTTTGCTGGCAGGTTGTTCTGGATCGAGATTATTAGTAGGCTTCCAAACATAACTAATCATTTCATCTACAATACCAGGTATCGCTAACTTAGCTCCAGAACCATCCATCTGGATAGAGTACGATTCTTTTTGCGTAACATCATCCTTATAGGAATCAAGTAAGCCCACAAAAATAACATTTTTATTTTTTACATGTTGTAAATGTGTAGCCCATTGAATCATTTCTGTTTTAAGTTTGCCATATATTTTAAGTGTATTAGGTGTACCGCCTTTTGTTTCTGCATCCGGCTGTTGCTCACACCAAGAAAAACATAATCTTGATGCTACACTTATAGAATCGACAAATAAATTGTCGTATGTATTATTAATGTCTTTAAGATTTGGAAATCTTTTTAAGGCACTATTGTAGTGTGCTTGACCATAGGATAGGTTTTCACTAACAATAGATACGTTAGGTCCTCCTAATAACACAGCAATGTCTTTACAGTCTTGCCATGTTTCCGTTTCAAGCGTCACACCTTTAAAATTTCTAACAGACAAATCCCCTGCTTCGATATTAACGAAAAGAGTTTTCTCTTGATCTAAAGTTAAAAGTTGTGATGTCTTACCAATACCAGACTCGCCAAGTAACATTACTTTAGCTCCAAAATCTGATCCTAGTCTTTCTTCGGCTGATATTATTCTCATTATTTGTCTCCCATTGAAAATTTTAATTTATAAGTAGTGCTGCTAGGCTCTACTGTTCTTGCTTTTTGTAAAGTTTTTTGTATGTCAGGGGGAGCAGACTTGTACTTCGTCTCGCTCACCGTCCATTTAACTTGAGCATAGTGATTCGCGGCTTCTTTGCCTTGAGTCTTTGCTATTGAGTCAAGACCTTTAATTAATTTGTCTTGATCCCATGTTATCTTTGGAGTGATGGATGCTTCAACTTTGCATCCGTCTGATATGTCGAAGGTTCGTGTACCTGTATCGACTCCGTCAGATTGCAGCCTTGCATATAAACGTTGTCCTAGAGTCTTATCTAAAACACCCCTGATCTTTTGGCCTTGTTTAGTGATGACTTGTCTCAAGTGAGTACATTGATTCAAGGCATCGAGGGCCTCATTCTCTGTCATGCTAGAAATGTCGAGGTCACTAGCCTCTATTATGTTTAGTTCTTTCATACTATTATCCTATTATCTATGGTTATCTAAAAAGTGGGCATTCTTTATCCCAAGATGTGTATGCCACATGTAAACTAATATAACAAGTAAAAAAACAATTATTTTTAAATTATATTGTAAACCTAAAAATTATCGTTATAGTGTAACGACTTATGGAGATTAATATGACAACTAAAAAAGAAAAAAACTATTCAACTGCAAGAATTTATATTGAAGATTTAGCACGATTAAGATTGATTGCAAAACACACAGGCAAGACTCAAATAAGTACTTTACATGATCTTGTTAAAGAAAAATGGAATGACGATTTTATGGAAGAAGAAGATGTTACTGTGTCAGCTAGTGGTATTAAATCTGTAATGCCTCAGCCTAGTCTTTAACTTATACCGGTAAAGGCCCTACAAAATCTAGGTCACTACTGTCAACATATTGTGTATTTTCTTGAACAAATGCAGCATCTTCAGGATTAAGAAGTCCCATTTCAATTAAGGTCATTTCTTCGTCAGGTGATAAGTACTGTCTTGGATCATAACTAATATTAA